GGTGTTGTGTAAGGTGGTGAGTGCGAATGCCTAGTTTGTTCCCGGAAACGGGTGTGGTATGGGGAGATGAGGAAGATCTGTCGGGGGCGGCTTCGGAAGAGGTGCGATTTGGACGGAGCTGGCGATTCGATTACGAAGCCGGGGATTTTGTGCTGACTCCAAGTGGCAGAGTCGCTGCGGCAAGTGCGCATGAAGCCTGGGTGCAGTGGTGTATCAAGGCGGTGAAGACGCCGCGGTACAGATATGTAATTTACTCCCGAAACTATGGCTCGGAGCTGGATGAGTTGGTTGGTCAGGGGGACAGCCGGGGAGTGATCGAAAGTGAGATAACCCGGATGGTTACAGAGACACTGCTCGCTGATCCTCGCACGGATTCGGTGGACCAGTTTACGTTTGATTGGAATCGGGAGCAGTGCAAGTTCTCATGTCGGGTGGCGAGTGTGCAGGAAGAGATGTTTATTTTGGAAAGTGAGGTGATCTGACGGGATGGCTGAGATTCCACGTTATTTGGAGGACCAGACGGAGGAACAGATTATGCAGCGTATGCTGGATCGTCTGCCCGCGGATCTGGACAAGTCGGAGGGTTCTTTTTTGTGGGATGCGGAGGCTCCGGTTGCGTTTATGCTGTCTGAGGCGGCTTTGTGGGCGCAGGAATTACTTCGACGGGGGTTTGCAAGTACGGCTGCGAGCAGTGATCCGAATTTTCGTTCGGAAGAGCTGGATCTGCGGGCGGGAGAGCATGGTCTTACGCGGCGGGCTGCGGTGGCGGCACAGGGTGCGGTGAGGTTCATAGGTACTCCGGGTAAGTTGATTCCTGCGGGTACGGTTGTGGCTACGCTCGCGGATGAAGTATCTGCTGAAGCTTCGCTCGAATATGAAACGGTGGGGCGTTTGGAACTGGATGCAGAGGGCTCCGGGATGGTAGGGGTGCGTGCGCTCGTTGCCGGAAAAGAGAGCAATGTGCCTGCTGGCACGGTAACTGTGGTGTCTACACCCGTGAGTGGCGTAACGTCTGTGGTGAACATCGATGTTATCAAGGGCGGTGCGGACGTGGAGGCGGATACCGCGCTGCTGGAGCGCTTTTATGCCAAAGTCCGCAATCAGGGAACCAGCGGCAACAAGTCGCAATATGTGCAATGGGCCAGTGAGGTTCCAGGTGTGGGTGCAACGCGGGTTATTCCGTTATGGCAAGGGCCGGGCACGGTGGGATTGTATTTGCTGGATACGGACAAACGTGCGGCGGGTAGCGATCTGGTGGCAGCTGTGCAGAAGTACGTGGACCCGACGCAGGATGGACAAGGGGAAGGCGTTGCTCCGGCTGGCCCGGTGGTGACTGTCATGCCAGCAGAGGAAGTGCCGATGAACATTCAGGTGAAGCTGACTCTTGCAAGTGATGCCACACTGGCAGATGTACGGGCGTTGATCGAACGCGGGGTGACCGCTTATTTGAAGCAGTTGGCTTTTGCCGATCCACTTGTGCGTTACACCCGTATCGCCGCGATTCTGCTCGACATTCCGCCCATTATCGACTATTCGGAGCTTACGGTGAACGGTGTGAGCGACCAGAATATCGAGATGACCGCGAGTCAGGTGGCGGTTCTGGGGACGGTGGATATGTATGAGTAGTGTTCGGCAGAAGGTGAGAGCGAAGTGCGGATGTGGGGACAGCGATAGTGTGGGACATCGGGAATGTTCTGACTATGCGGCATCTGGTTCAGCTGGAAATGAAGAAAGTCGCGGGCAAGAAGAGTGCTTGGGTCGTGTGGTACGCCGCTTGGGAACGCAGCTTTTAAGTGAAGCTGTTTACGTTGATGTGAACGGAAAGGAGGATGCGGGTCATGAGTGCACCTTCTGCTGTACATGTTGGACTGACGAGTGAAAAAGGGGGGAAGTTGTTCTCATATTTGCCAAGCTATTATGAGACTTCCCGCGTGATGCAGTCCGATATGCAGTCCAAAGGAACCGAGATGGATCTGCTGTATCAGGCGTTGGATGAGACGTTGGATCAGTTCTTTGTCCGCACGGCAACGTGGGGCTTGGATTTCTGGGAGCAGGAGCTTGGCATTGAGACGGATCGTCTCAAACCTGTGGATCAGCGACGTGCCGTGGTGGAGTCAAAGTTGCGTGGTGCCGGGAAGTTCTCAGGGAGACTGGTTGCGAACGTGGCTGAGGCTTACGCCGGGGGCAAGGTGTACGTAACGTTTCAGCCGGAAGCGTGGAGTTTTACGGTGAGCTTTGTGGATACGATGGGTATCCCGCCCAATATCGATGATTTGAAGGGGGCGATTGATGAACTGAAACCGGCCCATATGGCCGTGGAGTATGAGTATCGCTATCTGGTGTGGGACGATTTGGACAATAAACAGATGACCTGGGATGAACTGGACGCTGCGTCCCTGACGTGGAATGAACTGGAGGTGTGGGCGTAATGCCGAAAGAAACAGATCGATTGAAATTGCCTCTTCCTTTGGGGAACGAGACCGTAAGCCGGGAGAGTATTAACGGGATTTTTGAAAAGATTGATGCAGGTGTCGGGACGAAGTCAGATTTGGATACGCTTCGTGAAGCGGTGAGCAATATGGATATTCCCGATGCGTCTTTGACGCAGAAAGGAAAGGTGCAGTTGTCGAGCAAGACGGATGGCACGTCTGAGACGGTGGCGGCGACGGAGAAGGCGGTTAGGGATGCGCGGGTTGCGGCTGAGACAAACGCAAAGAATGCGAGTTTACCGCGTACCGGTGGTGAATTAACGGGCAAAGTCAAATTCAGTAGTTGGGGAGGATTTTCGTCCAATTCTGCCGGGTTAGCCTTGTATGGGAGTAATTGTTATTTAGATGGTTCCACTTATCGCTTTGAAAATACTCATGCAAACTTTGGTGCTCGCGGATTGGTTATGCGTTTTGCAGGCGGAAGTAATCCTGAAATTTATATGTTTGACACTGGGCTTATCGCTACCACTAACGGAGTTACATTTACACCAACACTCAAACGGGTTCTCAATCAAACAGATTACGATGCACTTTTTCAATCTGTCAGTAACGGTAAAGCATCAATTGCCGCTGCGATTACTGGCAAGGGAGTACCAACAGCGGCAGATGCCCAATTTGCAACGATCGCGAGTAACGTGGAGAAGATCCAACAAGGACGATACCGAAACTTAAATATCACGAACAATCTTAACGATTTTGTGATAGGCGCATCTCATGACGGAACAAAATGGAGTTCATTTGCGAAATTTCCTGCTGGAACAAAACTGATCACGATGAACACAGGTACAATCAGTTTTGGAACTTCATACACTCCAGTGAGACATGAACAATATGCAGCGAGCATGAATTTGTATCTGGTTGATATTAATGGTAACAGGCTCGCTCTTTTAGGCATAGCTGGGGGGAGCATAAACAATGATAACTACAACTGGTACAATTTTGAGATAGGCTCAACATTAACTAGTTTATTTGTGGACTCAACGAAAAAGAGTGTTGGTTTAAGTGGTTCTACTAATTATGTATCTTACAACAACCGAAATACCTACTCAACTAATAACAAACCCTACGCTACAATTAATGTTCCTGCAAGCTTCGACTTCAATGGTGAGTTGGAACTCGCACTGTACATCACGAAATCCAATGTAACTGAGAGTTCTTGGGCAGGAGGAACAGGCACTGGAGTTCATTACTACGCAAGTAATACTAATATAGTATCACTTTAAAGAAATACTTCATGTTTAATCTTGAGACGTACAACTCAGTGGAAAGAGATTACTACACTCATACTGTTTTTAATTAATCTTACTCAAAATCAAATCTAATCAATAAAAGGAGGTGAACCATGACTACAAACGAACTAAACACTGCCATCGTTAACACACTCACACAGCACTTTCCCAACACCCAAATCCGCCCTTCAACGGGCAACACCAGCTCAACTCCGGACAGTCAAGGCATTACCTACCGTCTACTGTCCGCCCAACTTACCCGGGAACGCAGTGATCGCTTTGTGCAATCGCACACTTTCGAAATCCGCTGGCTCGGAACAGATATTATCCCAGCGACCCTGCCGGACGAGCTGTTCGAAGCACTGGAAACCATCGTCGTAGAGGGCGCACCCTATCGCGCAACGGAACTGCGTTGGGAGACGGAGAACGCTACACCGCGAATGCTAGTGTACTACACCATGCGAACCACCAAAGTGTCGGGGTCTGCCACTACCATGCAACAACTGGAACAGAGACCAACCGCACTTAAACCTGCTAACTAATAATAATCAGAATGAGGGATTTACATGAAAGGAATAGGAGGCGCATTGGCGATGTTTACAAAGAAAGAAACAGAACGTAAGAACTCGGAATCGGAACAGCATAACAACCAGAAATACAACAAAGCACAGTTCGCCGAATCCCGGCAACTCAGCCGGATGGAGAAAGACATTCTCGCAGCGGTGTTGCTGGAACAAGAGACA